CCCTTTACCCTCAGGAGCTCTCAGAAGGCCTCTCCTGGCTTTCCTAGGCCCTTTTGACGGTTTGTAACGATTCACAACAGCTCCCTAGCCTTAACCCTGACAGGCTGTAGGGTAGCCATCAAGCGAGCCGAGAGGTCTTGCTTCCTTTCCTTTCCTACGTCCTATGTCTTTTGAACCTTGGAACATCTGTCTTTTGACGGATCACGGCACTTTAAAAGTGCTGGATTGCTTTGATACTTATCAACAGGCTGATCAGCAGCTCGATAAGTGGGAGGATCATTACCATTTCGGGATCGTTGACATCTACTCCCGAGGGTTTCTCCTTAACGCTGAGGTAGAGCAATGATGAAAGACCTTTGCTTCAAAGTTGAAACAAGCTACGGCAGGTTTAGAGCCTACCCAGTAGATCAAACAGCCATTCTCTTGATCCGTTTGGCTAAGTCAAAGACCCTACTCCCTGGTGATCTAGGAACCTTTGCAGGCCTTGGCTACCGCTGTGTAGATCAAGATGGCAACGAAATCAAACCTAGCCAGTTGTACTAATGAAACTATTTCTTTTCTCCTGTCTTGCTATTGGTTCCCTGTCTTTTATGGCAGTGCAACAACTGGCAACTATCACAACAACCAACAGCGGCACGCAACAGTTGATTAAATGATGTACTGCGAAACAGACTCTGCTTTCTATGCCTACTGGCAATGGTGCGAGAACCAGCAAGTGCTCTGGGAGTATGAACAGGAGCTAGCAGACAAAGACTACAACCAAACCAACACCGAGGAACTTTCCGATGACCTCCGCAACCTTTGACCGTTTCGACATAGCCTCAGCCCATTACCTGTTCTGGAGTGAGCATCACTCGGGAATGTTTAGTGAAGGCTACGCCAAGTTGTGTAAGGCCTTGAGTATCTTTAAACCTAGTCCGTCGTTTGATTGGTCACACCTTACAGATAACGCGAAAGATATTTATAGAGACCTTTGCAAACGTGAACTAGTGCAGTGCGATTACGACTCTTTAAGTTACATCCTGGAGGATAACTACGACCTGGAGGATGATTGCGTCGCTTGGTTTGTTGAACATTACAACGACAACCCAGAAGACCTTTGCAACTATCAAACGTCAGACTTCATCAATATTGATATGTGCTATACCAAAGATCTTCTGGACTTTTACAGAGACAACGAAACGTCAATCCTTGAATGGCTAGACCTAGCTTGCGACGCTTACGGTTACACCTCCAGGTTGCAACTTGTCGAAGGTCAAACAATCGAAGATCCCGACGATTTAGCGACAGCTTTTGTTAACGCTGCTATGACATATTTAGGAAACGATCTTTATACAGCAGTGGAGAATTGGGAGAATTGAGATATAAATTGCAGCGGTTCTTATCCAATTTTCTTTTAGCTCTACTGCCCTTCTTAGCTGTAACCCTTGCTCGATTGTGGGCGGGTAGATGATACTAACGGCCTCCTATTTAGGAGGCCTTTATTTATACTTAAATTTATTGAGAATGAGTTGCAATAGCAGTAAGCAGAGGGAGTAAAGGTAGTACACCTGCACTAGTTTTACTTATTGAGAATGAGTCGCAATAGCAACTAGCTCAAACAGTAGTACAGGTGTACGGGTCTTACTACTATCACGGCCACGGGTGGGTCAATTACAAAGAGCTAGACAGTAAATTTGCTCTAAATTGATTTCAGCAAATGGCCGTGACGATGCTAGTCCCAGCTAACGCCAAGGAGAAGTTCTACGCACCACTTAAGCAAGTGGCAGCTCAGTATGTCCCACTCCTGATGGCACGAATGGCGGTGCTACAAGATCGAGCCAATCAGGCACTTGAGTTCCTGGATTCTGAGGAAGATGAGGAGCGAGAGTTGGTATGGATGGATGACGCAGAGAAAGTAGTTGCTGTTGCAGAGGCACAATCCGTCCTTCATAAGTCAGTAGTAGAAGCAGGGATGTGCCAATCGTTAGTCGGTGCATTTGCTGACCTCTTGGAGAATGAGTACCAAAGGATCAGAGAAAGCCGTTGTGCGTTTTTAAACGAGGAAGGTGAGTTGGAATCGCTATACGAAGATGACGAATCAAATAGTGGCTTTGACTGATACTCCTTTGGTTAACCATCAACCTTACCAGAGGCCTCTTTAAGGACCTCTAAGGCCCTCTGAGTACCTACCTGCTCCATCCACCCCAGAAGCACCGTCCAAGTGGCGTAGAGACGCTCTGGGGCGTCAATCAGAGAGTTGTTGAACTGGGTGTTATCCCAATACGCCACGAGACAGCGGTTGGTGAGATCATCCAGTTCAGCTTTGTCACACATCTGATTGAGTTCTTCCTCGGTGTAGCAATCACTCATTAATCACAACCTCACCACAGATGGTTTCAAGAGCAGCTAAATACCCATCCCAAAAATCTTTCTGTTGATCACCTACAGCTTTCTTGTATTGATCACGAGCATATTCATATTCATCAATCACAACTTCAACATCAAGAGTTACTGCTTCTGACATTTCACTTCTGCTCCCAAATAGAAGGATCGTGTTGGTCATCTTCTGTAGCTTCAATACGTTCCAACATTTCATCCAAGAACTCAGCTAGTTCTTCTTCAGTCATAGTTACTGGAACTTGACTGGGATCTTGAGGAGTCATGAAGTGGTTCTTTAAGTAGTGGCGAAAGACCTCTTTAAGAAAGACTCTTTAAGTATCTCTAAGTACCTCTTTAAGGAGACGGCTAGAGACCTTTTTAAGAACCTCTTTAAGAAGGTACTTAAAGGTACTCAGAGGGTCCTTAAAGAGCCACTTAAAGGGGCCACTTCAAGAGCTGTCCCCTGCTGTCCTCTTGGCGTATGCACCGCAGGTACCTTCTGTGGGTCCTTTAGACACTGAGTCCTGTGCAGATTCAAGGCACGTTGACTGGCTGGATTCCCAGCTTCTACGAAATCCCTACCTACAACAATGAACCGTGTGACTTCCGTATCAAGGTTCTTATGCAAGACGCAGAAGAGATTGTTGAAGAGATCTCTGAGGCGTATGACGCAGCATGTGCCTGGTATCGTGACCAGACGGGGAAGAAAAGTTTTTATGACGCACCGTTTGAGATGTCTCAAGACGGTTCAGCCGTAATCAAACTGACTGCTAAACCCAGCTATGGGGAGTTTCCTCTGCCTGTGGTAGACAGTGAACTGCAGCCTCTTGCTGTTGATTTGAAGTTGCGTGAGGGCTCTGAGATTCTCGTAGCCATCAAGCCGATGTACATCCCTCGTAAGGCGCCTCGTGGTGGCCTTCGGCTGTGCCCCAAGGGTATTCAGGTACTCAAGGCTGTGACTGGTACTGGTGAAGACCGTGGTGATTTTGATATTGCCAAAGCTTTCAGCAAGCAATCTGGGTTCAAGCAATCCAAACCAAACCTGAAAGAACTTGCTACTGTGTCTGGCGAAGATCCTGACTTTTGAGTAAGTGACCCGACGATTCCATAAGTACGGCAAACGCCAAGCAGACGGGTTTCGTTCGGGCTTTGAAGGCAAAGTAGCTGATCACCTCAACGCATCGGGGGTTAGCTGGGAGTATGAGCAGTACAAGTACGACTTGCTCATTCCTCGTAGCTACACCCCTGACTTCGTTCTCAGTAACGGGGTAGTGCTTGAGGTAAAGGGTTACTTCGATGCGGAGGACAGGAGACTGATCAAGCTGTTCAAGGAGCAGCATCCATCAGTTGATATTCGAATGGTCCTACAAAAACCGCATCAAAAACTCACCAAAACAGGGAGTATGACCTACGCCCGTTGGTGTGACAAGTACAGTGTGCCCTGGTGTGAGGGTCCGATCATCCCGTCTAGCTGGTCGTAGCGATGCTATGATTCTGCCGGACAAGTGAAAGGACACCGAGACCTCTGGGGCACAGAACCGCCCTGGAGGTCTCTTTTTATGTCCCGCGTTGTTCGCAGATTGAACTGCCCCAAGTGTGGCTCACGCGACAACGTTGCTTTGTATGACGACGGTGGTGAGCACTGCTTCACCCCAGGTTGTACCTATCACGTTTCCGGTTCTTCCACTTCCTTCACGATGTCCACCTTTGCCACTCATGATCCGCACACTGAGATCGAACCGCTTATTGGCTCTTACCACGCCATACCAAGTCGGAGTATTCCAGAGGAGACGTGCAAGCTCTTTGGATATTTCAAGGGTACCTATGGCGACAGTGAGGCTTACTTCTGGCCCATCTACGACAAAGAACGTCGTCTTACTGGCTACAAGATTCGTAAGCCAAACAAGAACTTTGTCCAGCATGGAACCAATCCTGACCATACGTTTCTCGGGCAGGAGAAGTGGAGTGGTGGCAAGTTGCTGGTTATCTTT